GGACGAGTTCGCCCAGGCCGTCCGGCGGAGCGCCTCGGCAAGCTGCCGGCTCCGGTCGATGGAGTCCTGCAGGGAGATCTGTTCCGGGGCTCCCACCGTCACGTCGGAAACTCCCGTTTTAAGGTCGAGGGATATTTCCTGGATGACGGACCGCATGGTTTCCCATTCCTTCAATCCCCCCGTGATGGAGAGGCGCCCCCCGCAGACCTGGTCAAAGTCGTCGTGGACGGTCGCGGATCCGTCATAGGGCAGCGCGCGGGTGGCTTCGTAGTAGGATTTCAGGAAATTTTTATACAGTGCGGAGGTGTCGTAGCTGCCCGATGTTCCGCCGTCTCCGGGGCCTCCGCCGTCGGCGGATACGCTTTCCTCCGTCCCTGCCCTGTCCACCCGGTAGGACGCGTAGCCGACATTCGTCGTGGTCACTTCAAACGTCAATGTTCCGATCCAGCGGTCCCCGGTTCCGGATTTTCCGCCGTATTCCGGAAAATATTGCTTCACCGTGTCGGGGGGATCCGTCGCCCGCACCCTCAAATCCACCCGGACCCTGCCCCATTTGATTCTCGCGCTCCTGCCGTTGATCTGGCCGGAGGTCAGTTCGTGGGTGATGGCCGCGCTGCTGTACCCCCGGTGTTCCGCGTCAGCCGGCGTGATGGACGTGATTTTCGGACTGTCCACCACTTCCAGGCCGGCGCAATCCTCCAGGGCCGGAGCCCAGCGTTTGACGCGGGCCGCCCACTGGGCCGTGCCGGTCGGGAATTTGTCTCCCCGGACAATCATCCGCGGGGCGTCGTAACTCAACGAGCCCGTTTCCTTAGGGCTGTATTGCCCGGCAGTGTCGGAGACCTTGACGCCGCCCGGAACATCCACTTCCGCCGTCACCACATAGGGCTGGGACAGGGAGGAGCCTGAGGGATAGACGGACAGCGCGCGCTGAACCCGGGAGACAACGGAAGCGTTGCAGGTCAGCCCCACGGCCGGAGGAACCAGATCGGGACGCGCCTTGAGGGACAGGGCGCTTACGTCCACGGCGGACAGGTCGAGCACGACATCCGGCAAATGGGCATGGTCGGCAATGACCAGCGTGGCGGAGTCGTCCGCGCCGTATTCAAACCATGCGGCCATGTTGGGCCGCCATTGCTGGACCTGGACAAGCAGGGAGGCATACGTTTCCGACGCGTAGGCAAACGGTATGATTTCGGCATCCTTGTCGATCCGGAGGTCGTATTTGATGGGAACCAGGGCCGTGCTGACGGCGTGGTCCAGCACTCCGGAGAGGGCGTCCCGAATGTTCGCGGTCGCCTGTTTTTCCTGACCGCTTCCGCCTGTGCCCTGGCGGTATTTGGCAAAGATGCCGTTGGCGCGGCCTTTCACGAAGTACTGGATGTTGCTCAGATTCCACCAGTAATCGCAAATCCTGATGTTCCAGCTCTCGGAGGTTCCTTCAAGGGAGTGTTCCAGGTCGATGGCCGGACCGATAAGCAGGGTTTTCCCGCGCCAGACGACTTTCACTATTTCCCCTTCTTCAAACGGGCAGGAGGCAAACCGGGAGACCGGCGCGCGGAAGGAGACGGAGGCTCCCCCGAAGGAGAGCCGGTTGTAGGACGGGCTTTCGGCCATGTCCAGGAAGTCGGCGGAAGATACGTCAAGGGTTTTCACAGGGGGCGGCCGAGGGTGAAGTTGTAGGAGACAATAAGGCGCAGGCCCTGAACCTTCGGCTCGGCGTCGGCGATGACGGCTTCAAAGCGCTGTTCACGGCCGCAGGCGTCGGTCCAGGTCCATTCCCCCTTTCCCGCCGTTTTCCATTCGTTGAGCCATTCGTAAAAGGCGCTCCACGCGTCCATGTGGGAGGCGCATTCCCGCACGGTGGAGACGGTGAAGGACAGGGACAGGTTGCCGAATGCGTCCAGCCTGGGGAACGGGCTGTTGATGATCGGCGTGGCGGACGTGCCGAACTGCACCGGGAAAGCGTGTTCCGGCAGGGAGTCAAGCAGGAATTCCCCGGCTCGCACGACGGGGCGCCCGTCAAAGGTGATGGAAAAGGGAGAAATGGTCGTGTCCATGCCTCAATAATGGTGGGGGGGTTCAATCCACGCACACCTTGCGGAGTGCGACTGGCCGCCCCTCCCCATGCAAACAGAGGGGCGGCCCCGGCTGTCATGCCCCGGCGGAGGCCGGGAAGGCGATTTCTTCCGTGGGCGTCAGGGAATTCAGGGAGGACGGGATCACTTCAAGCGTCAATTTCGGCGTGATCAGCTTGTTGTTTTCCGTGGGGATTTCCACCTTGAGCAGCGCCGCGACTTCCAGGACCATCATTTCTTTTTTGTCTTCCTGGTATTTGGTGAGGCGCGCCCATACCTTTTGCCCGTAGATGTTCCGGGAAAAGGGCTGCACTTCCTTCCCGGCTTCCAGCCTGTCGCACTGGTAAATCACCTGCCAGCAGACCGGATTAACCTCCGTGGAGTTAATCTCGATGGTGTTGCCCGTCACTTTGGTGTTCTTCCGCGTCACATAGGAGGTCGTGTCGCGGGAAAATACCGTGCGGGCGTCGTCTTCCGTGGTCGGCGTGATTTTGTAGTCGATGACTTCGTTGGCCATCATCCAGGCGTCGGAGTCCTTCGCCGGCTTGAATTGCTCGTCCACCGTGTCCGTGCCGCTTTCGGCCGTGACTGTCGTTCCGAACGGGCACAGGTCGAGAAAGGTGCCGACCAGCATTTCCTTGTTGTAGAGTTCTGACATGGTTGTTAGCTTCTTACGTAGTCAATAAAGGTCACTTTCCCGGCGTCGGCGTGGACTTTGTACACGTCTTCCGGGATGTGGACGATTTTTCCCCGCGCGGCGATGCCGTGAGGGAGTTCCAGCTTGTTGACGGCCACCCGGCATTTGACGATGCGGGGCGCCGGAGCAGTAGCGGCCTCCTGGGCCGCGGCGGTGGTGGGTTTAGTTGCCATGTTTCAATATGGTGGTTTGTTCAAGGGTGAGCGTAACAGCCTTGTTGGTCATCTGCACCCGGCTTGACTCCGTGCCTGTGACTTTGAGCTTCATACAGGTGAGCCAGCCCGGTTCCCGATGCCCGTCAAGCCCGATGGCGAGCAGGTCTGCCAGATCGTCCGCATCCCAGCCGAGGACGGCGGTTGCGTCGGATTTTTTCAGGAGGGGATTGCTTTCAATGACGATTTTGGTCGTCAGAATGACGGCATTCGGGCCGCCCTGTTCCTGCAGGGGTTTTCGTTTCGGAGCGCATACCAGCACGCAGATTCCCAGCCTGGACAGCTTTTGAGTAATCAGGGTTTTCAGGTCGGCGTCCCAGCCGCGCATGACAATGCCGGGATCCTCCCCGCCGTTGTAACGGGCACACAGGGCAACGATCTTCCGATAGATTTTTTCCCCGGCGGCGATGCGCGGGCTTGCAGGTAAAGCGCTCATAGTTCACACCAGTTCTGATAGGGCTGTCCGGCTCCGTACACCTCTGCGCCGTCACTTTCCGAATCGTACGGGGCAAGATAAAACCTGCCCTCCCGGACGGCCCGGAAAATCTCGCCGGCCGTGCTGTACTGCTTGGCGCGGGGGGATCCTTCCAGGTCGCCCATGTCGGGCAAGTCGGCCAGCATGGCGTGACGGATCCAGACAAGCGTCGGGTGTTCCAGTTCTTCCGGCACCCTGTCCTGACCTGTCGCCAGGATGGGATATTTCCCGGAAGAATTAACGATTCCGGCGACAAGGTTGCACGTCGTCCTGATCAGGGCGCCGGCCCGTTCCGGGGAATCCCCTTCCGCTCCTGCCGAGTCAAACGCCGCGATTTCGGCGTCCGCCAGGAAGGCCCGCAGGGTGTTTTCCGTGATCTGGACCAGCGCCATGACGTTTACACGCGGATGGAGAGTTCACATTTGGCGGCGGTATTGTCGCCGCTGGCGGTGTCTGCCACAGCCTTGAGCCGGATGTAGCGTCCCATGCCATAGGGAACCCGTCCGGCGATGCCGTTCGCAAGAGCTCCTGCTTCTTCTCCCGCCGTGGGGGCCAGGGAGAACCCCGGCACCTCGGCCCAGCTATCGCCGTTCCCGGAGGCTTCCAGGGTCAGCGTGATCTTCTTTCCGGCAGCCAGGGACGGAAGGTTTTCGTGCTCGATGACGATGGACATTTCATCAATGCCGCCCGTCTGTCCCGCATCCAGCACTTCGGAATAGGCCGTCTTGCCCGTGCCCGGCATGTTCATCCGGGCCGTCAGCAATTCGTCCTTGCGGGTGTGTCTGATAGGGTTCACTGTCTAAGGTTCCTTTCCGTTTTATTGGTTCTTCCGGTTGCTCACTTTTTTCGGCGCATGCTTGCCCCAGTGGGAAATGCCCGTGATGGAGGACAGGTCGCTTTCGTTGTTGACGATGGAGTCCGTCACCAAAATCGGGATGCCGTGGGCGTGGGTCGGAATCGGGGCGGATCCGGAGGAATCCCCTCCCGCCTTGCCGCCGTCCACGGAAACGCTCACCACCTTGCGGCTCTTGCGGAGCTGCTCCAGGGCCATGCGGTTCATGATGAATTTCGTTACGCGGACGCCCGCCGGGAACAAAGCCAGCAGTTCCGCCAATTTATCGTCATCCAGCGTCGTTCCTTCAGCGGTGCCGATATTTTTCAGGCGTGCGGCGGACAGCTTGGAGTTGTTGACCAGGGCGACAAAGGCGGTCAGATCGGCAGCTTTGCCGGGAATGGCGCCCTGCTCGCCCGTTTCCGGATCCTTGCCGGGAATAAGCGCATCCTTGAACGTGCCAAGAGTAATTCCCTTGTCGCGGCCCCAGCGCCAATGCACGCCTTTGGGACCCTCCACAACGGCAAATACGGACGTTCCGTCGTAATTGTCGGCGGCCTTGGAGCTGTCCGCGCTGATGATCATCGTGTCGTCAATGAAATCGGGAAGCCCGGGAAAGCCGTTCTTGTCGATTTTCGTTCCGTAAAAACCCTGGGCTCCCAGGGAAAGCAACACCCCCTCCGTAATACCGGAAGCTTCATCGGCCAGGACGGCAGCTTCCCCGTCGTCAGAGCTTTCCAACGTAATATGATCCACAAAAACGATGGAGGAAATGGGAAACAGTTCCACGTTCCTTGATTCGTAAGTGCAGGACGTGTATCCGATGGGAGCATTGGCCGGGCGGAACCGGGCCCGGGGGATGCCGGTGCGCACATAGGTTTTGATGATGGTTTTGGAGCCCACCACGGAAGCAAGCTGCGTTACTTCCGGGGCGGAGCATCCCACTTCTTCGATCAATCCGATGTCGGATGCCGAACCATTGCGTTTCTGAATGTCCAGTAGAGTCAAAAATGACATGGCTTAGTTCTTTTCCCTGTTGATGTTTTCAATGATGCGGTCACGTCCGGTAGGCTCATTCCCGCCGTTGCCGTTATTGACCTTTCCGGCGACCACCGTCGTAAAAGCGGGGTTCGGATTGATGGAGGCGATCAGAGCCTTGCCGGCCTTGATATTGGCCGTCAGAGCGGTCTTCAGGGCCTCTTTGGCATCTTCATCTTCCGGAGCAATCTTGCCGGCCTTGATGGCGGCTTCAATTTCCGCGTCGATAAGAGCCGCCTTGGAGGCTTTCACCTCGGCAAGCTCGGCTTCCGCCGCTTTCAGTTTGGCTTCGGTTTCGTCCAGCCTGGACTTGGCCGCCTTGCAGGAGGCCGCTTCCTTTTTGGCGTCCTCCGCCTCTTTTCGGGCCGCTTCAAGTTCCGTTCTGGACTTCTCGCCGCCCTCGGATTTCTTCTTCAGGTCGTTGATTTTGTCCTCCGCGATCTTGCCGGCCTTATCAGATGCGGCTTCCTCTTTGGTGAGGACACCGCATTTAACCAGTAGTTCGTACATTGTTGTATGTGTGTTATTCGTTTGGTCATGAACAGCGCCGGTATCCTCTCCGCCGCTATTCAAAGGCATGTCCGGTTCAAGAACCGTGAAATTCTCAAGTCTGGCCTTGCCGGCCGCAATGCGGGCAATATTCTCAAAGGCCGGGTCATTCACCAGAGAGCCCACCTCAATGTCATCAGGTTCAAGGCCTATGGGTCGGCAGGTTGACGTGTTGAGCCTGAACGCCGGAGAAAAATAGCTGTAGTCACGCCCCAGCACCGCTTTCCTGCCGCTTTCCGTCCATTCCCCTTTGAGGATGACGCCCACGCCGTCCATGTAGTCAAAGGAAGCGGGAATAAAGGAAGCGGGTCCCGTCTTGTGGTCAAAGTAACAGACGGGCCGCACGTTTTGAGTGAGCTTCAACGCAAGATCCCGCTGCAAAGCCTCCAAGCAGAAGCGGTCCACAATCACTTTCTGCCGTCCTCCAATGGATGCATTGATGAAATGTTCCCCCTCCGGCATGTACACGATACAGGCCGGAGCGTCGCCAAACGCAAGAGGAACGTTGAATTCAAAATCCATGCCTCAAGCATGGCATGAAACGGAAAAGCGTAAATAGTCGGGGCTGGATATGTGTTTCAGGCATCAAGAGACGCCGCCAGAACGTCCATGAGCTTGACGCCATAGGCGCTGATCAGTTCTTCGCCGGTCGGGATGGCGTCCGGCCAGGGGGCCTGTGTGATGGATTGGCGCAGGGCATACACCGCACGCACTCCCCCGCCGTCCACGGCTTCAAACAGGGCGTTCTTGTTGGGGATGGTGAACAATTCCCCGATTTCGGATTGGTAATCGGCAGCCCGGCGCCCGTGGGCTTCCGGAACAAGGGGAATGGTCAACGCCCCGGCATTTTTAGCCGTAATTATCCCGCCGCTTATTTTATGCCGCAGGGATCCGTCCTCGTCGGGATTGGAGATAACCGCTCCGGAAGCATCCGCAGAGGAAAGGAACCATTTACGGGCAATATTGGAAAACCAGCCTGTCGACATACGCCCCGGACCGTGCGTAGGAAGAGAATTGTTGATCCAGTGTTCCCGCCCTTTGCCGTCGTACCAGGACGCCAGATAGTCCCGCAGGTATTCGCCGCTTTCCCGGTTCGCGGATTCCAGCGTTTCCGGAGCGGCTATCTTCATAGCATCGTCAAGCGCGGCATCAAAGCCGCTCATGTCAATTTCAATGTTCATGCCCGTCATTCTTTCTCGACGGTTGTTTTTGATTCGCGCATGGAGTTCCAGCCGGCTTCAAGAGCGGCATGCTGGACCTTGACCAGCCGCTCTTCCAGCTTGGAGGTATCTATTTTGTCCCACAGGGACGGCACCTGCTCACGGGCGAACCGGATGACTGTTTCCAGGTCTTCCCCGGCTTCGACGGAGGCAATAAGGGATTCCATGAATCCGGCAACACCGGAGGTCAGTTCATAGGCCGCCTGGTCCGTCTGGCGTCCGACACGGGAGGCAATCCGGTTAATTTCTTCAATGTGCTTTAGCGTTTTTTTTACGCGCCGCATGTACCAGAGATTCCCTGTCCAGGTCATCCATTTCCCCCGGTTCCAAGCCGGCGCTCCCAAAAGAGGGAGGCTGATAGAGCTTCACCCCTTCTTCGGGCATGGGGATGTCAAGCCAGTCGTAAACCTGTTCTTCAGCGACGGGAACAATCCTGGTTGCCTTGTCCACCCAGTCAAGTTTTGCCAAGCTCATGCCGGAGGACGGGTCCTTAAAAGAGATGACGGGCAGATGTTCCGGGCGTCTTCCCAGGTTAAGTTCCAGGATGGCTGGGACAAGCTGCTGATTGAGGACGCCGGCAACGTATTTCCCGCGGGCAAGAACAACCTGATTTTCCGTATTTTCGTGCACTTCGCCCAGGGCGCGATTGCCGCCCGTGCTGGAAACGGAACTGGTGAGGGTTTGCCCCAAAATCAGAATATCGCATGCCTTGTTGGCCTCTTCGATCATGTTCAGGTGCGGAAGCTGGTTGCCTCCCTTGACGGCGTCGTGAAATTGCACGTCCGCATCCGGGGCCGTTACAAGGATGCCCGTCTGTCCGAATTTCACCATCTGGTCAAATAGCTTTTTCTGTGCCAGGGTTCCCGATGCTTTTCCATGACGCAGAGGAGATCCGAATATCTGGCAGAACTCCATGAACCAGGATAATCCGAATTTGGCCGCGCCGAACCAACCGACCAGGGCCAGAAGGTTGGCGCCGTAAACAGGATGGTCAAGCCCGTCGCAGTTGAGGGACGCAATGAATTTGTTAGGGGGGAATTCCATTTCGGGACCGCACCCTACTCCGTCTGGACATAGTACAAGACGGTCGATTTGAGCCGGGTAGCTGGACCATTTGTAAAATGTGGATGGAATGGGGCAATAGGCGCGGGGCGCACGGATATGGCCGGGGTTCCACATGATTTCCAGCACACCCACGCCGCGTTCCGGAGCTTCCGCCAGGGCTCCAATCAATCCGTTCATGTCCAGTTCCCATTTTCCCTGTTCAAGCCGGCAGCAATACAGGGCGGATTCCACCAGATCCGCGTACCGACTGGCCGTTGGTGTCGGCTTTTTGCCTTTCTCGGCCCAGGGAGACACGGTAAGTTCCAATGCCTGAACCTTTTCGCGGAGCTTCCGCAGGTTTCCCCGCAGCCGAGGCCATTCGATTTTCATCGAGCGAAATACTCGTTCCAAGTCGAGCATATTACCCGTCTGAATGCTCTCGCGGGCATTTTTCAGCACCCGGGGCGTGATGCTGGTGTAAAAACCAAGATACCCTCTCTCCTGGGGGGAACGATCCTCGAAAATTTCAAAGTCGGCGGTCTTGGTTTTCCTGGCGGCCTTTTGGCTGCGGGTTTTCTTGCTCATAAGGGGAGTGAGGTAACAATTAAACGAGAGCCTGCGCCACGCTGAACGCATCGTCGCAGCGGTTCAGCCAGCCCTTCCCGAAGGTTGGAAACTGCTTGCACGAACGGTAAAACGCCTGACGCTTCTCCTGCAGGGCGATAAGGAACACCGCTTCACCCGTAGCGGCCAGCTGGTCCTGCAACTCCTGCCGGGTCCTGGGGCCGACAATCCCGTCCACCACAAGCCCGGCGCCGTGGATGTTCAATGCACGTTGTAGGATCTTCCCGGTATTCCTGCTCCCGGAATTGAAATAATGGTCGCGCAGGATGAATTCAATGCCAGGAAAAGCGTCGGAACCCAGCCAGGAACGCACGGCGGCGGTACTGTCCAGGACGTACTGAAGACAACCTTCCCAGGCATCTTCACGCCTTCCGGCATCCAACAGGGCCTTCAATCTGTTAAACACGTCCGGTTCAATGCCGTCGCAAATGCCGCAAATCTCCCACTTGCCGCCCTTGTCGGCGGCGGGAAGGCGGGAAACGCGCAGGGAATCCGGCCCGGTAACGCGGCTGTCTTCAAACCGGAGGATGGCCGCAGCCATCTTTCTTTCTGTAGTATTCATTCGTTCAGATTGTCGATAAGTTGCACAAGCCGCTTGCCTTCCACGGTGTAGCAATGACACTTGGCATGCAAATGCCACTCATTGAATTGAGCCAGGAAAAAAGCGGCGTCTCTTTCGGTAAGAAAAATTTTCATCCACTGCTCCTTTCCGGGTTCGTCCACAATGAGTATGTACAGGGTAGGCATGCAGAAACTATTGATTATTAACTAAAGGGAACTGGTGAGAAAAACTTTACAGTTGGAACTAGTCCCTGTTGTCCAGAAATTCTTCATGCGCCTTGCGGACGAACTCACAGCCGGAACACTTATTTTCCGCATCAATGCGTTTTTTGCGTTCGTCATCATAGAGCCGCTCATAACGTTCCGCCCGTTTCATTTCCCGCCACAGAAAAATTCCCATGACCGCGGCCACGCTCGCCCCGTTCTGGATGTACTCCAAAAACGGGTTGCCTGACGTGACGGACGCAATCACGGACAGGGCATTAGCCCCCAGCAGGCCCGCGTTGACAACAGATCCGGTCATGGCTTCACTTTTTCAGGGATTGAACGACGGGCGGAACGTCCGTTTCCGGCTGGGCCTGGGAATAGGAGATATGCCCCGGCTCCAGCACCAGGCAGGAACCGTCCTTGCATACCACCGTCTTTTTCGGCGTCACGTCAACGGAATGGCCGCAGCCACCCAGCAGAGCGGAAGCCGCATAGGCAGCACCTGCCAGGACTACCCACAAAAGGCGTTCCCACCACTTCAGGCCGGTTTTAGTTTTGCTTTTTTCGTAGGCATCTTTCATGCCCTGCTTCCCCGCCTCAAGGGCGGCCTGCTTTTGCTCGTCACTTAATTTACTCATGGTTTTGCTTTGTGAAGTATTTAAAAAATGCCACGGCTCCAGGGTCGGTAATGATGAACTCCGGGTAGTCCGAGACTGTAAAAATCCTGCGGCCTTTGGTCTCCGCATGGACGGCCTCAACGGTCAAAGACACCGCATCAATCATTGTATAGGCACCATCCTCCGCAAGGGTCAGGACATCTTTTCCCAGCCTTGCCCACACCTGCACCGCCTGCCAGTCCTCACCCAATCCCACCAGCGCAGCAACTACGGACTCCATTGCCGGGGTCTGGTTCGCCGGAATTTCGTCCTGCGTATAGCGCGCCGGAGGTCTATAACCGCCCTTGTCCTGATAAATGGCCGTCAGGGTGAATTCCTCCCACTTGCCGGGCTGCGGGAACTGAATTTGTATTTCTGCGTCGTTCATCATTAGAGAGGTATGTTAATGTCCACAAAATCAGCCGTTTCTTCGGCTTCAATATCGTTTCTTGCCAATGCTTCCAGCGCGTAATAAACGGGATTGATGTTGCCGGGCTGGTAGAGGGTGCGCACCGCAGACCCAACATGCATGTACACATCCCCGCTCGCGTTCCCCGGCAAATCAGTAACTATCGAACTAATCCCCAAGCCCGTTTCAAAGGCATTAACGCCGCGCACCGCCGCGATTTTATGCAGCTGCACCGTCTGCCCTCCGCCCGTCAGCAAATAGAGGCTGCCGTACGAAATATATTCGCTCTCGAATTTGTACTGGGTTCGTTGATGATAGATAATTTTATTAACGATTGAAGGTATAGGCTCGTTATGCGTCGCGGGCACAAAACTTGTAGTAGTTTTCACCCTCCACCCTGCCGCCTCGGAAAGAGCGTAAATCTCACGCACCTTGACCACGTAGCCCCCGCGGGTCGCATCCCGTACATTATCAAATGTGATGTCCAGAATTTCGCCGCTGTTGTGGGCCAGATTATTGCCAGGGATAATACTGTACGATCCCTGGGTTAAATCAGATCTTGTCGTTTTGCTGCCTCGTCCGATGCCTATGGTAATTTTGCCTGCGCCGAGTATGCGCCACGGAATGGAGAATCCCGCAAAGTTGGAATAATTATGTTGACCGTTAGGCCCTGTGAAGGGAAAGACAATCGTGCTGTGAGTCCCGGCAGGCACTCTAACCTGCGCATACTGGCCGGGAATGAGAGCGGTAGTTGCCGCCGTCCCTGTCGCCGTAATGCTGCCCGTGTTGAGGTAGGCGTGCTGGGAAAAAATGTCCGTCACTCCGGCCAAGCCTGCGGCATGCAGGCGGTTAACCGCCCCCGTATCGGTCAGCGCCCCCACGGCAAGCGGAATGTTCACCCCTCCGTTGGCGTTGACAGTCCCGTCAAACGTGCCTCCCGCGGCAGTGATATTGCCGGCCAGCGTCATGTTGCCGGAGGCGTCCACCTGCGGTATGGCCGCCAGAGCATTAGCCGCCGCCGTCGCGGAGTTGGCCGCGCTGGTGGCGGATGTTGCGGCATTATCGGCAGACGTGGACGCGGCAGCGGCGGACTGGCCAGCCGTCCGCGCCGCAGCCTCGGCGGTCGCGGAAGATTGGCGCACATCCCGCCCCAGGCTGTCCAGTTGCCGCGCGGTGGCCAGCTCCATCCCTCCCAGGGTGATGCCGTCGTCATAGTCCACCACCACGGTCATCAAGGGAGCCATCGTACCATTCACGGTGGGCGGGTTGGACACCTCCGTGATCAAACCGCGTCCGGGGACGGAAGGGGTCAGGACGGCGTGCATGCCCAGTGCGTAGGGCGTCATCTCGGTCCCCTCACACACCTGGATGATAATGACATCCCCGCGCGTCAGGGGAATGCCCGGCGTAAATACCCACGTGGCCGTCTGACCGCTGGAAAGGTTGGACACATAGGCGGAGGTGCCAATCAGGCTGTAAGCTCCGTCCGTCAGCCTCCAGACACGCAGGCAATACTGATTGGTTGCAGGGTCGGTGAAGAAATACACGGTTGAAATGCTTTTCAGGCGGCAGCTGTCGGGCAGATGCCCCGCCAGTATCTCGTCTCCCCACGTCATCGCGTAGCCTCCGACGATGGTCCAGGTGTCGGCAGCGTCTCCGCTGGACAAGGTAGATTGCCCGGTTGCCGCAGCCAATTCCACTCCCGCATCCTTGAGCGCACCCGGCAATTTATTTGCTACAGCCTCATTGACCAATTCCCCGCTTTCCACCTGTTCACCCAGAGTTTCCACAAGCCGCTTTGCTTCATCCCGAGCCGCTTCGGCCTGTCGTACAAGTTCCTCGACCACAATGGACGGGTTTTCCACAATGGTTACGGAGCCGTCTTCCGTTTCGGGGATGGAGACATCAAGTGCACCAGCTACGGCCGCGGCATCTTCCGTTCCATCCGGAGGCGTAACGCGAGACACTACATGCACGGCTCCCTTCAACAAGGGGTATTCTTTGCCTGATGCGTCGGTCAGAAAAATATCATAAGCGCCGCATCCGGCGGCCAGCCTCGGCCATGTCACCAATGCCGCACTCGCCCCCGTAACGGCACAGTCCAGCATGATCACCCCATCCTGTACCACCGCTCCGCGGAGCGTCATGCCGCTGATGTCCATATCCTCACCGGATGGAGAAATAAAATGCAGCGCAAGAGACTGCGGCAGAGATTCCGTGGCGTGTACGTTGTAGTTGGCGGCTTGCCTCATGAAAATATGATGCGGCAATCCTCAAATCCGTAAATAACCGGGACTGGATATGCGTTTCAGATTTCGCAGGAGACAGGACCTTCCGTCCAGGAGTCATGATACCACCCTTCCGTGTCCGGAGGCGTGTACACATCCGTTTCCTCCGTCCAAATGCCACGGGAGGAACGGCCGGCCCAAATAGCCATGAAAATCACATCGGCCCGGTCCGGGGAATGCAAGCCCTTTCCCCGCATGTCTTCTTTGGACATGACGCGGAGGCGGCCTTTCTGGTCCCATTCCATCTGGCGTGTAGTCATCTGGCGGAATGTGACCGGGTCGAGTTCATCAATGCGGATCTTTCCGTTGACGATGTCGCGAGCCCCCAGTATCCACGCTTCGGAAATGGTGTTCAGGTAATGTTCCGGGTCTTCCCCGGGCAATCCTCCCCGGAACTCTTTAATACGGTAGCCGTCCCCTCCGCTTTCAACCGGTTCGGCCATTTGCTGGACGATAGGTAGCCCCAAACCGTCCGAGTCTCCCCATGCATTATGTGCCTCAATGCCGAGTTCCTTGAGACGGTTTGCCATCCGGCGCCGGGCCTGTACCGTGCTGGATTGTCTAAACGCCTGGTCCAGTCTGACAAGGGTTCCTTCCCGTACAGCAATGGCATTTTCGTCTCGGCCGGCTGCAAAATCCAAAGCGGCCCATTGTCCACCCGCCTTGAACGCCGGAGGATGGTCTATCGCATGTCTCAGTTGTTCCGGAGTAATGACCAGCATGTCTTCCCCTTCCGTCCATTCAGCAAGGTGCATGGAACGGTAGAGGGGATGTGATTCCCCGTAGGTTTCCAGGTCTTCCGCGCGTTTTTCCGGGCGGATGTGGGGACACATGTATGACGTGACCCTGGTTCGCCGCCAGTTTTTGGCCTCGTCGTGAAAGCAGCGGTAATGCTTCCCCATGGCCGAACCAGGGGAGGAAAGGTACAAATACCGGGTGACGGTGCATCGGTCCGCCGCCTCAAAAATACCGTCCTGAACGCCTTTCGCTTCATCCACGATATAAAGGACAGGTGTTGCCGCCGTCGCGTGATATCCTTCCGCCTTCTGTTCATCATTGGTAGAAAATATAGAGGTAAAGCCTCCTTCCGGAGTCAAAATTTCCATCTGGTTCCATTTCCAACCCCGGAATGCCGGATGAGACTGGTAAGCACGGATTGCGGGCCAGAGCTGGGTTTTTAACTGCCGCCAGGAACCGGACGTTAGAACAACACGTCCGCGGGGAAAGCAATACAGCCACCATAGTACAACAGGACCTACCAGGGAAACAGTTTTGCCGGAACCGTTAGCCGCTACAACAGCCGTGCGCCGGTAATCGTTAATGTCCTCATAGGTGTTGATCTGCCAGTCGTAGGGATCCAGCCCCAACACGGCAACGGCAAATTCAGCCACCCGTAAACGGCACCGGGATACTATGTCATCACACCGTTCCGCCATTCTCTTCTTCCGCCCTCTTTCTTCGGATGGCTTCAATTCTGTCCATGACGGATGCTATTCTGGCTTCGTCGCATTCCGTGATCATCTCTACAGGTCCCCCATTGGCTCCGGTGAGTTCCACGGACTTCCGTTCCCCGTAACGGGCATTTCTCTTCCCGGCCAGCCATTTACGGTATTCGGCTCTATTTTTGTCCATCTGCGCACAATCGGGGCTGCTTCCATCAAGTATTTCCAGGCCCTTTTCCACCAAGGCATCCGCTGATATCTCGCACGCGCGCGCGTAGTTGTCCGAAAAGTCCTCGTACTGCTCAATCCATCCATAGATTGTGCTCCGTTCCGGCATGTGCTTATCCCGTACGATTTGCAGTAGCATTTCCCCTTCGGCAATGCGTCTGCATATTTCGTCCGCCAAAGCGTCCGTGTATTTGGTCGGACGTCCTGTCCGCTTCGGCGGGATGATGGATTTTTTCTTCATTCTAAAAAGATTTTCCCTCTCATTTCCGGATGTTTTCGGAAATATAATTCCATGGATATACCATCTGTCAACATGGGCAGCCTAAATATTCCCGCTTTTATTTCCGCGTCATGCAATTCATCAATAGAGCATTCTCCTGCCTCAACTAACTTTACTAATCGTTGAAATTGTCTCTCATGCTCATTACCTTTCGCGTCACGCAGTTTTTCAATCTCTTTAATGTAATCAATCATATTATTTAAACAACAGTGTTAAACTTCTTAAAAAAGCCATACGCCAATAATATCTGCCGTGTATGCGATCATTCCAGTATCGCAGGAATTCTTCGGGAGACAATGCCAACATTTGCAGATGCCTGGATGGCATCTCCACTCCATCTGGCATTCCTTGTCTTGATTCAAATCCGTAAATTCTGCCGGCGTAATCATTTTTCTTGTCGAATGACGGCGCAAAATGGTCAGAATATCCTTGTCCGTTCCACTTCAAAAAGCCGATTTTTTCTCCCTTGATCCTCTTTTGGAAATAATCGCCTATTTTTTTCTTTTTAGTATCGTCGCAATTATAATGTACCCAGTGAATAAGTTCGTGAAAGTGCGTGCTTTTGTAGGAATCGTCAGAGCTAAAATACGCAATAACGTGACTGACGGATTCATAATAACCTCGGCCTTCTTCTTTCCTTGCTTTAGAAATACGAACAAGCGGAGGAAGCTTCTCCACAATCTCCGGATCGACCATCCTCAGAAATTCATTCATGTTTTTTAGAATAGTCGCTTTCCCGGAATCGGAAAATTCGCTGGAAATTTTCTTAAAGGAAATATCTTCATCATCCCTCTCATAGAGGTTTTTATAGATTTTCTCCTTCATCCAATTCCTCTTGGGATGCCGGTTTTTCAAGGCATGTAAAAATGATTGCACCTGGCCTAATGTCGCCTCCCCGCGCGGACGCAACCCCGCTTTTTTCATCAAGCCCGCCATAGCAGAATCCTTTCTTTCAGGCTCAAACAAATCAAGCGTCATTTGCAACGGTGATATTTCTACCGGATTTTCCTGCTCCGCCTGCCGCTGCATGCGCTGGGCAAGCTCACGGGCCGGGATGGCAAGCCGTCCGTCTTTGTCCAGGGCATCCACTCCAAGACGCTTCTTGAGGCTTTCCCGGAGCCGGGCGGCAAGGGCCGGGTCTTTTATCTTTTGAACGGAGGCAGAGCGGTTCATGAGGCGTTCCGGCATCGTTGCCCCGAAACGGGACATGTCCACCGGACCGGGAGTCCAGTTGGGGCCGATCAGACCGTCCTGGATGCACTCGGCGCGGGAAACGGATTCAATGTCCATCCAAGAGTTGAAGCCGTAGAGCGGCCAGGGCAGCAGGAAGCCCCCAATGGCCGGAGAATTCATCTCAACGGCCCAAAATTGGAAGTCCGTCTTGAGGCGGACGGCGCCTTCATGCAGGACATGTAGCGGGCGGGGCATCCTGGCGCCCGGATGCCTGACGAATCGCCATGCCGGGTAGGAGTAGAGCATTTCCGGAGTCATGCCGCTTTCCCAGCGGGCCTGACCATAGCAGGAGCGGGTGTAGGTGTCGAAAATGAGCGCCAGACGCAACCGGGCCCCGATATTGGTAATATGGTTGTCGCGGGCATCCGGAGACATTCCTTCCGCAGCCATAAAAGCGCGGGCCTTGGCAATAAAGTCCGCCTTGCCCTGCATCACGCCCACCGTTGTTGACGTGCCGTCCGGAAGTATGATCTCCTGCTTTTTGCCGGATAAAAAGTCGTCAAGCATGTCGGCGAGGCGTTGCAGGAACTGCGCTTTTTCAACGTTCGCCGTAAAAATAGAATTCACTCGTTCCGCGGCGGGCAGCATAGCCCGTTCGCGTGTAGACATGGGACGAGCATCTATCTTTTTACGCCGGAATATATCAACGGGAGTTACCATTTTCGCTTTGAATTTCATTGTCGTCCCGAAATAAGGGTAAGTCATCCGTTTTTTCAGGATATGTAATTTCCGATTCTTCCGGGATTTCCCGGTCATAAATTCCAAGGCGTTTATTATAGCGGAGAAGAAGCAATGCCCGGCGCTGGGCTTCCATGTAATCGTGTGTTTCCAATCCGATACAAATTCTCATTCTTTTGCGCTTGGGTCCCAAATAAAGGGATATTCTCAAGGCATGAGATCCGCAGGGTTGAGTAATAATGTCCAGTTTTTTCATGATTTATTGACGGGGTAATTCTGTTCTTCCTCGTATTTTGTGAGTTCCGCGGTCCAGCGGAATTGAATACGCCCCAGCCGGCCGAAGCGGTTTTTGCCGATGATCCACTGCGCTTCCGTGGGGTCGTGCTTGTCGGGCTTGTACATGTAGGGGCGGTGGATCATGATGATCTGGTCGGCGTCCTGCTCAATGGAGCCGGAGTCGCGCAGGTCGGAAACGACCGGTTTGCCCTGGGCGTTCCCGGCTCTTTTTTCCACGTCGCGGTTGAGCTGGGCCAGCACCAGGACGGGAATATTGAGTTCCTTGGCCAGGGATTTGAGGCCGGCGGAGATTTCCGAGACTTCCCGTTCCCGGCTTCCCCGGGCCTGCTGGGTCGTGGAGCGCACCAGCTGCAGGTAGTCCACGCCGATGCATTTGACGCCGTGTTCCCGGACCATCCGGCGGCCCCGGGCTCTGATGCTGTCAATGGTGAGGGAGCTTTCGTCGTCGATGTGCAGCGGGGCGGCCGTGATTTTCCTGACGGCGGCCGTGAAATGCTGCTGCTGTCCGACCGTCATCGGCTTGCCGCGGCGGATGTCGTCGGAGTTGATGCCGGCCATGCCGTAGAGGATGCGTTCCAGGAGCTGGGATTTCGGCATTTCCAGGCTGAACATGCCCACGGGGGTTCCCTCAAGGCAGATGTTGGTGAGGATGTTGACCAGGGCGGCGGTTTTCCCGACTCCGGGCCGGGCGGCAAGCACGATCATGGCGCCGGGCTGCAGGCCGTCCAGGGTCAGGTCCAGGCGGCGGTATCCGGAGGATATTCCTTTGATGGCGCCGGGGTTGTTCATGCGCCATTGCAGGTTTTCAATGATGGTTCCCACGGCTCCGCGGATGGTTTCGGTCTGGCGGACGCCGCACCGGTCCCGCAGGGCGGACATGCCGCGCTCGGCTTCATCAAGGGCTTCTTCCGCGCTTTTGAGCTGATCGCCGGCAGCTTCCGCCATCCGGGAGGCAAACGAGAGCAGCGCATGTTTTTTGGCGGCTTCCGTGACCATTTCCAGGGCGGCGGCGGTTTTGTACCGGGCAAGGGCTCCGTAGGTGGCCGTCTCCACGACTCCGGCGTGCCCTCCCACGGCGTCAAGCTGGCCCTGGGCTTCAAGGCGGGCGATGACGGTGAGGGCGTCCACGGTTCCTCCCGTGCCGGCGACGGTTTCCAGGGCGGTCCAGATTTGCTGGTGCGCCGGGAGGCTGAATGTCTGGCGGCTGATGCCCTTGTCCCGGAGGTCCGCAAAGGCCTGGGAGCCGTCCATTGCCTGGGAGAGCACCAGTTTTTCAGCGTCAATGAGTGTTTGAGAGTCGATCATGTTTTTTTGAAATTGTTGATTGTTAAAGTTCTTCAAGGTTGCTGTAAGGGTCTTTGTCTGTTCCCGGCTGTACCGGATGATTGACGGCGTAGGAGGTGGCGAAGCTGATGGCGTCGGATTGCCATTTGGTCACGGGGATGCCGTTGCGGGTCCAGTTGACGGCATCCCGGCTTCCCCAGTAGGCTGTGGCGCAGTCCGGTATCTGGTCGGGGGTTAAACGCACACGCCCCGCAAAGGCCGCGGCCCGAAGATGGTCTTCGACTTCTTCCACGGTGCACGGAAGGGGGGTAGAGGGGGTATTATTCGTCTTCGTCTCCGACTCCGTCTTAGTGTGCATATGCTGCGCATCTGCTAAGCATGTGCTGCGCATATGTGCATCAGGCGCAGGGTATTTGCTTTTCTTGCTCCGTACCTGTTGCCGGAAGTTGGTCACTTCCAGATATTCTTTTCCCTCGATGGAGTACAGGACGACGAGCCGGGCTGCCTCACAGGATTTGAGGCAACGTTGAACGGAATCCTCCCTCATGGAGTCGAGTTTCAAGGGGTACAGGGCAGAGCGTAGAACAGACGAACGGGCGTCAAAACGTCCAAAGTCGTCTACAACGGAGAGCAAGCGGCGGAAAAATACCTCCGCTTCCCAGCTCAGAGAATTAACCGCTTCGCTGGTTAAAATCCCTTCTCTGATTATTCTATTTGGCATATCAAAAAAGTGTCAGTTGGGGGTTGTAGATTTCATAAAGACCAGGAAGACGGTCTTCCCGCGGCGGTGTCCGAACAAAGGTTCATGGCTGGCCAGCTTCAACACTTCTGCCGTGCTGACCTGATCCTCACACCATTTGAACACCAGAACGCCGCCCGGTTCCAAAACCCGGAAACACTCCTGGAATCCGGCCTTCAAATCCTCCTGCCAAGTCTCCCTGTCCAGTTTTCCGTATTTCTTGGCCAGCCAGGACGATTCCCCGGCGTGAATCAGGTGCGGAGGGTCGAACACGACAAGGCGAAACGCCCCGTCGCTGAAAGGCATGGCCCGGAAGTCTCCGACGACGTCCGGCTTGATTTCCAGGGTTCGCCCGTCGCAAAGCGTGTGCGTTTCCTCCCGGCGGTCCATGAACACCACGTCAGGATGGCGGCGGTCAAACCAGAACATGCGGGAGCCGCAGCAGGCGTCAAGAATGGCTTTCATTCCCCCTCCTTTCCGTCCGCCAGGGTTTCCCCCACCTGGGCGGGTGCGTTTTCCAGCGAGTTATGCGGATTCACATCCGTGTTCTCCCCCGCGGCGTCCGCCGTGTATTTCAGAGCCCTCCCCTTGTCATCAATAGGAATCCACGGCTTATTCCAGACATGCCTCATGCGGAGAGCATTAAGCCTCCGGGCTGCTTTTCGCATGGTCTCATACCTTTTTCCGTGTTCATGATCTCCGTCCCTAAAGAAAACGCGACGGAGAAACGCATTTTCACGACGACGAAATATCCGGAGCCATTTTCGGTGATACCTGTTCACTCTCCCTCCTTTCTCGGCTCCCAGTTGACAGCAAATCCCTCGTTGATGCAGGGGTTACAAACAACCGGTATGGGTTTAATATTGTTATAAGCGCAGTTGTAGCAATCGCGACGGATTAAAGGCACCGCCCACGCCCTGCACGCGGCCCGCTTCTGGCGGACGGTATGGATTTTCCCGGCAAGGTCCGTTGCCATTCTTAAGATCCTTTTTTCAGAGGGCATCAAAAGGTAATATGGCTCTCCAAATTCATGAATGGCGTGTTGCCGGATTTTCTGAATGGTTTCCCTGACGGACTCCACGGATTTTCCGCATTCGTAAAACGCTTTCTGTTCAGGCGTCATCTTCATTTTCTTTTTCCTCATATTTTAAGTAGACTTCAATCGCTTTAAGAAATCCTTTGTATTGGCCCGCTAAATAGAGGTAATACCCAAATGAGAAAATGGATACTAAAACAACTATAAGTTGCGCAATATCAAATATCATTGCTTCCTCCTTTCTGCTCAAGCTCCCAGGGCCATTGTTTAATCTCGTCCACATCGTAGGGAAGTGCATTCCCATATACATCCTGAAGATATATTTTCCCCCGGTCTACGTTTGTATAAAGTACTGTATGTGTATCATCACTAAAACGAACCATGACGTTATCACCCTGCCCTAACCGCATGATGGGGGGAAACTTGGAGACATATTCTTTCCATCCATCATGATGGTTGAATCCAATCTTGCAGGTAGGGCAACCAAACAATTTGGCCGTAGTAGCGTAATATGGATTAGTTCCTATTGCGCATAAGAAATATTCTGAATTTGTTCCGCACAGCGGGCATTTAGGCGTTTTCATCGGGTTCCTTTCTCAATCAAGGCTTTAAGTTCATCAGAACAACGGAGGCGTGAAGCATTTTTCACCGTGCAAATAAGGTGCTGCGCCCACCGGGCATGCCGTTTCGTGGGGTACTCCATTCGATAGCGGGCGATAAGCCCTTTGTGGTGAACAATCGCGGCCTGAACTTCATATTTCCCATCGTCGGTTTTCTTCATGGGGCAAACCTGCTGGACGATGATGTGAGGGTTCCGTTTCATGGTTCCTCCTTCTTCTTAAATTGTTCAACGCTCTTAACCTGAAAGGCCTTGAATCCTGTTCCGTCCAGATAGCAGCGCCCAAACTGGCAAAGGCCGAACGCATCGGCGGCATTGTTATTGCCGATTTCAACGAGCCAGTTCCTAAGGCAATGCATCATCATGGCGGCTTTTTCCGCCTGCCCTTTCCCGGTAACAAATTTTTTCAATGTCGCCGGGGCGACGGCAATGTACCGATACCCCATGCGGTGAAGAGACAGGCGGACAACACCGCCCAGTTCCGCAAGGGCCGCCAGGCTTAGAGAGTTGCCGAAGGCATAGTTTTCAATCACGACAAGATCGGGCATTTCCGCCTCAACGAGGCGTGTAATGGCGTCATCTATATAATCAAGCCGGGACGCCCCCCGCCTGGCAGTTTTAATGACGCCCCATTTACGGCGTTCGTCGGCGGCGTCTATCGCCCACCCCGTAGAGGTGAGCGACAGATCAAGACCCAGTACACAGTTGTTCATGGCTGTTGATTAGAAGGGGATTTCGTCTTCTTCCGCCGGCGGTCCCGCCGTGGCGCTCATGTGGTTGTTGGCTGGCAGGTCCGCCGGGCGCGGAGGCAGGGACGCTCCGCCGCGCCCCGCCGCTGCCCTGTCCTGAGCCGCCATGATGGCCCGGGCTTCGTCCGGCCCCAGCACGTCTTCGCAGTTGCTGAATTCGGGATAAGTCCCGTCCGCCCTGGGCTTGTCTCCCTGTCTGACGCTGAGCCGGACGTAGCAGGGCTTGCCGAGGTATTCCGCCGGGTTGATGATGACCTGCTGGCCGGGTTGGTAGACGTTCCCGGTGACGTTTTTGACGAACAGGTCGATTTTCCAGGCCAGGTCTTTCGAGTTGGTCAGGTAGTAACGGACCGTCGCCGCCCCTTCAGGGCCGAAGGCTCTGATGTGGACGGCCAGCTGCGGGCATCCCCGCGTTTTGGCGCCCTGGGAGATTCCTTCTTCCATTTTGACGATTTTTCCTTCGTAGACGCCCGCGGGGAGGAATCCGTATTCGCTGGGCTCGCCTTCTGATATGTAACTGAACATAATGGTTATTTGGTGGTTGCGGTTTTGGAGACGGAGATTTTTTTGACGTAGGAGGATCCGGCCCCCGTCCTGACCAGTTCTTCCGGGAATTGTTGTTCCGGCAATGCTTCCGCGAACAGGGCGCGGAAGACGTCCGCCTTGAGCGGGCCATAGGATTTCAGGAGTTTCGGGACGCCAATCCAGGTGGCGTATTTGGCCACGTCTTCCGGAGCGACGGTGTCCGTGCCTTTCCGGGAGACGCACCTGAATCCGGGGACTTCCGTTCCGTTGTTGAGGTAGTCGAGGATTTTTTCTTTTCCCTTTTTGACGTAACTTTCCAGCACAGCCGCCTTGGTGACGAATTCCGCCAGCCTGGACGGGTTTTCCGCAATTTCGGCGAAGCTTTCTTCCAGCGTTCCGGCTTCCGCCAGGGTCAGCATTTCCTGCGCCGCCCGGTTCCGCAGCGGGCAGGTGTCCTGCGAGGCGCACCAGCCGCAGTAGTCGCAGAGGCGCGGCCCGCCGCCGCGGTCAACGGCGTCCACCACGCCGTTGACGATGGAGATGGCTTCCCGGTAGGTGAATTTCCGGGTGACGATTTGCTGCTGGTCGCAGTAGAGGAGGTGGCAGGTGATTTCATCCAGGAATTCCCGTTCCATGAAGGATTTCGCGTAAGAGGCCTGCTGTTCCCAGTAGTTGCGGATTTGGCCGCTTTTGAGGTCGAAGAGCTTGCCCAGCGCGGGGCAGAGGCAGTCCGCTTCCCCGCCTGTCACGCGGGGGTGCCATTGCGGGAAGGCGCAGCGGTTTTTGTCGGCAATGACTTCTTCGCCGGAGCAGAGCGTCCGGACCGTTTTCACCGCCCAGAGGATGGATTCTTTTTCATCGGCTTTCAGGTGTTCACATGCCCTGAATTCGTCCACGCCCATGAGCAGGGACCGGAAGGCGTCGTCCATCCGGGTTCCCCTCTGGGCCGCTTCCCCCGCGTCGGGGGAGGAGACGTAGCAGGGGCATTGCGCCAGCTTGGGGAGCAGGGACGGCCTCAATAGTTCCGTGGCCGGGGCCGGACGGGGCCCGGCAATGTCAGCGAGGATTTTTTGCAGGTCGTCCAGGTTGACGGCGTATTCCGCTCCGTCCAGGGAGAGGACGGCATGCCCGGTTTCGCGGGCGACGTTGATGCAGGAGACGGTTTTCATCGGGCGGCAGGGGTGTTGTGCTGCAGAACGGCCGTGTTGAATCGGTCGGGGGCGGAGAGGATGAAGGAGGCGAATTTTTCCGAGACGGCTTCAAGGCCCTGCCCCGGCTGGATTTCCTTTTTGTACGCGAGGAAGTTCAGCGCTCCCGGCACGTCGTTGATGACCGCGGCCAGTTGGTCCGCCAGGGAGGAAGCCGGTTTTTCCTGCTGTGCGGGAGGCGGCGCCTGCTTTTCGCCGGCCGGAGCGTTCTCGGAAGGTCCGCAGCCCTCTCCAAACAGCAGGCGGGAGATTTCCCCGGCGTCCATCGCCATGACCGCGGGCATCCCGTGCCGGTTTTTGGCTTCCCACGGGGCAGAAGGAGAGGTGTAGACCATGCGTTGGTTTCCTCCATGTCCCTTGCCGTCCTGGACTGTTACGACGAAGTTGCAGAAAAGCATGGCGTCAGCCCATTCCTTGACCAGCGGCGCGACAAATTTGGAGAGGTTCAGTTCGTGTTTGTCGTAGGCGCCGGCTGTTTCCGGCATTTCAAATTTGACGCGGCGGGAGTGTCCCACCAGCACCACATTCATTCCTGCGCTCATCAACGCGTTGAGACGTGACAAGAGATCCATGGCCACAGGTTCGATCATCTTGTACCCCTTGCCGTATCCAAAATCTTCAATGGATTTCAGGGAGGCGTTGGCCCGCTTATTGTGTTCCCTGATGAAGGCGTTCACAAACAAACGCTCGCACCAGTCTATGGAATCAATGATGACCGTCCGGAATTCGTGCCCGCCCTGCGTCAATTCTTCTATCGCATTGATCACGTCTCCGTAGCTCCGGCAGTCCAGCCGGGCAACGTCGATGTGGGAAGATCCCTGTTCCGTGTCCAGCAGAACAGGGGCGGGCAGCCCGGCCGCCAGCGTGGATTTTCCCACGCCTTCCGGCCCGTAGATGATGACTCGCTGCGGACGCTGCTGCACTCCGCGCTTGATGTTTTGTAATAGGCTCATATTATTGTCTTGTTTGATTGTATTCAGGTCGGGTGTCAGTTCCTGCTGGCCCCGGCCTTTTTGGTTATGGGTAGTTGGAAAGGGTACTGACGGAGTTACGTTTCCGCTTAGCGGGAGGTTTGTTCATGTCCGTCCTGGTTTTGGATGTCTTTTGGGTCAAATACCTGTACACGCTTATCGCGGAAATTCTGTATTCGCGTTGATTGGTGCCAATGTCTTCTATTTCATGGTTCTGCAACAGGTTACGAACCTTTTTCCTACCCCATAAACAAGCAGGGTGTTTCCGCAGATCCTCAAGGGTAAGCCATATTTTGCCGTCGAACATGCGAGTGGCATTCTCTTCCTCGGACTCATTCAAAATCAGCAAGCCACGTTCATGAAGGGATTCTATGGTTTGCTCCACAATAGAGGTTACAAATTGATCTAATCCGTTCATAATTCACTAAGATTTAACGATGAAATAAATGATCGTGAAAATCCCAACCAGCAGAGCGGAAAAGACAAGGTTCTGTACGATACCGGGCCGGGGGTTGAGTTCGTCTTCCGGAAAGCCTATCGGGCGGCCGTAAAGGGATTCCATTTTCTCGGTGCGGTCGCGGCGCAACCAGTATTGTTCGTTCGTCATTTTTTCCATTGTTGTTCAAGGTTGGGTTAAAGCTCGTGCCAGCCGAGCAGCTTCAATTCTTCGATCAGGGCTTCTTCCATAATTCAGTCGTCGTAGTGTCCGTCGGGGTTGTCGCACTGCTCGGCGTGATCCACTTCCCACTGGTCAATCGCTAATTCCAGCTCGTCCTTGAGGCCCTCCGCTTCCCGGATGGCGACGTATTCGCCATTCACCCGGATGCACCGGTCTTCGTTGTCGTATTCAATAAGCATTGTTAGGTTTGAAAGATTTAGGATTATCAGATACATTCTCCTCCATGTTCGGAGGAATTAGTTGGTCCAACATCATTGAAGGAATCTGCATCACAGTTGGCTCCACAGTCGCCTTGACTCTCCTCTACCGATTCAGAAAAATCATTGCCGCTTGGTTGAAAAGGAGGTTCAACCGCCTTTGCCGCTTCATGAAAATAAGCCAGTGCTTCCCGCGCCACACTTTTGAGTTCCGCCGCCTTATCCGCCAGAACTGCCAGCTCACGCGCGCCAATAACAGGCTTCGTGTAGAGCTCGGCAAGATTGATCTCCAGGAAATCCAACGAGATAAACAATTGCGAGAGGCACAAGAGAAACTTCTCATTTTTGCGGCGGAACTCCAGGAATGGAGCTGGGAAGATGTTTCCATGGAATTTCAATGGTCTTTGGCATTTACTCAATTTGTGGTGGATGCCTGTATGAGGGATAACATGGTTGAGGGGTCCTCCTGGTTCGATGCATTTGAGAACAGAAATAGTTTTTCCATCACTCATAAGGGGAGAAGCTATCTCTTCAGTAAGGGGCTTTTGAGTATCGACTGACTTCATGCCGCGGGCTCCTTTCTGTTGAGAACTTTTTCCGCCTCCTGCTCAAGAAGCGCGGTGATGAGGATGGAGGGCTTCAAGCCCGTCGCCTGAATGGCCTTTTTCAGCCACTCCTGCGTCTTCGGTTTCGGTTTAGCGATGATCGTGTTCATTGTTGTGATTCGTAACTTGTGACTCCTTTTTATTACATTCTGTATCATTGTCAATAGAGAAATTACTTTTTTTTATTCCTTGCAAAAAAAAATCACTTTGTTATAACAAATGCATGCCTGAAAATTTTAGAGAAGAAATACGTAAATGGCTTGAGGTAAAAGGCGTTAGCCGTGAAACACTGGCGAATGAGGCCGGGTACAATGTCGTATACCTCAATGGATTGCTAACCTGCCGCCCCATTACCCCGAAAGCGGAACGTAACCTCCGAGCCGCGATGAAGCGCATTGAGGAAGCCCCGGCGGAAGACCTCTCCAGCATCCTCATCAAGCTCCCCGTGGAAACGGCTGAAAAAATCCAGACCGCCGCCGACAAGCTCAAGATGGACATTGACGCCTTCGTCGCCATGGTACTGGGGAAGAAAAAGTAGTTCATGCCGCGGGCTTCTTGGATTCAGAGTTCTTCTTCCGAGGCTGCGAACTACGGTCTTTTGCCTTCTGGCGGAAATCCATGATGGCGCCGATAACGAGAGCCCGGCCGCTCAAGCCTGTAGCGGCCTGCGCCTCCCGGAACCACTCTCGCACTTCTTGCGTTTCTTTTTTCAGGTCGATGATCAT